GGCGATGGGCTACAGCTTTGATGAGGTGATCGAACACGCTGGCGACGACCAAGATACCATGCAGGACGAAGCTGACTTTGAGCGCACCGGCTTTAGCACCGAGGGCGACGATGAAAGCGCGGGCGATCCATCCATGAAAAAGGTGATGGTAACCGAAGCGTACATGAAGATGGATGTGGAAGGCACGGGCATTGCCAAGCTGTATTCGTTTCTGTGCTTGGGCAATGATTACAGCCTGCTGGATTATGAGTTGGCCGACGATAAGCCATTCGCTGTTTTCGAGGTTGATCCAGAGCCACACACGTTCTTTGGCCGGTCGCTGGTTGAATTAATCATTCAGGATCAGGACGCGGCGACATCCATGCTGCGCGGATTGCTGGACAATGTGGCGCTGACGAACAACCCCGGTCTGGTTGTGTTGGATGGTCAGGTCAACATGGAAGACGTGTTGAACAATGAAATCGGCGCAATCCGCCGGGTTAAGTCGATGGGCGCGATTGAGCCGTTTGCTATTCCATTCATTGCAGGCACGGTTATTCCGGCGATGCAGTATTTCGATGAGACAATCGAAAACAAAACGGGTGTTACGCGCGCCAGCATGGGTCTGGCACCGGATACGCTCCAGAACACCACCGCAGCGGGCGTGAATGCCACCGTAGAGGCCGCTAGTGGTCAATCGGAACTGATAGCCCGCAATCTGGCTGAAGGCGGTATGAAGCGGCTTTTCAAGCTGATTATGCTGCTATCTAAAAAACACGCATCGGCGGAAACAATGATGCGTCTGGATGGGCAGTTTGTGCCGGTTGATCCTCGGACGTGGAATGCGGACATGGACATGGTTGTGAATGTCGGGCTTGGCACTGGCGGGGAGGTTGAGCGTGAGATGGTTCTGCGTGAGACACTTCAGTGGCAGATGCAGATCTGGCAGAATTACGGCCCGACCAACGGGCTAGTGACTTTGACCCATATTCGCAATACTATGGCGGACATTCAAAAGCTGGGCGGCGTTCAGAACTCGGATCGCTACTTGGCACCAATGTCACCGGAACTTGAGCAGATGTTGTTACAGCAAGCCGCACAGGCCGCACAGGCACAGGGTCAGCAAGACCCAACGGCTGCTTTGGCGCAGGCTGAAGTCACCAAGGCGCAGATCGAAGCGCAGACGCGGATGCAGATCGAACAGGGCAAGCTGGAGCAAAAGGGCCGCAATGATATGGCCACGGCTCAGATCAAGGCCCAAACTGCCAATATGCAGGATGATTTCAAGCGCGATGAGATGGACATGAAGATGGCTTTTGAGGCCGCTGATTTGCTCGGCAAATACGGCATTCAGCTTGACCAGAACCAGATCCGTCGATTGCAAGCGATGCCAAGACAATGAGTGAGCATAATTTATACGACATAGCCTCGTGGGCTGGCCGTCTGAAGAAAGACGACGCCTTCTGCTATTTCGTAAAACAAATTCGAGATGAGCAACTCAGCTTGTTTCTGAACAGCGGGCGTGACGATACAGAAACCCGTGAAGCGGCGCATGAAATCCTTCGTGCGTTGGACAAAATCGAAGGCACCTTGGATACCGCAATCAGCGCCAAGACCTTCGCAGATAAGAAAGATCAGCACCGTGGAAGCGACTGAACAAAAGACCATTGAAGAAGCCGCCGATAGCCTATTACGCCCAGCGGAACAGGTTGAAGCGGTTGAAGAAACCCCTGAAGTTGATGAGGAACCAGAAAACGAGGCACCTCTTGAAGACGAAGAGACTGACGAACTGGAAGCTGAAGCGACTGAGGACGACGCTGGCGACAGCGAAGAAATACAGGATGATGATGACCCTGAAAGCGACGGCGACGTGGAGCCGGAGGCCCTAACCGTTAAAGTAGACGGCGAAGAAATCCCGGTGACCCTTGACGACCTAAAGCGCGATTACAGCGGTCAGAAATACATTCAGAAGCGTATGCAGGAAACAGCAGAAGCCAAAAAACAGGCTGAAACTGTCTTCAATGCGCTTCAGCAAGAGCGCGCGGCTCTTGCGGCCTATGGCAAGGAACTTCAAACCAACGGCTTGCGCAAGCCAGAACCGCCCAATGCTGAGACCTTCAATTCCGACCCGATTGGGTACATGGAACAGAAGATCGCTTATGACGCGGAGATGGAACAGTACGAGGCAAAGGCTGCACAGTTTACCGAATTGACCGCCAATCAGCGGCAAGCGGAAGTGCAGGCCCGAAACTCGTATGTTCAGCAGCAAGCTGAAATCCTAAAGCAACACATTCCTGAATTATCCGACGCCGCCCAGGCAGGACCATTTCAGGACAAGTTGCGAACGGTTGGCCGGGAATATGATTACTCGGATGAAGAACTGTCCCAGATTACGGACAGTCGCGCTGTTAGGGTGTTGAATGACGCCCGTAAATGGCGGGAATTGCAGGCCAGCAAGAAGACCACGGTTGCGACGGCACAAAAGAAAGCCAGACCAGCGGTAAAGTCTTCGGCGGCGAAAGTCGCTAATCCGGCGCGCGCTGATTTAGCTGCGAAACGCAAGAGGTTGTCCCAGACGGGTAGCCTTGATGATGCGGTTTCGCTGATTTTCAAATCGTAAACGAAAGACAAGACAATGACTCAGCCTACCGAAACATTCGATTCATACGACGCAAATGGCATAAGGGAAAACCTTCAGGATGTGATCTATAATGTGTCTCCAGAAGAGACGCCGTTTTATAGTGCCTGCGCCAAACTCAAGGCGACAAACACTTACCATGAATGGCAACAAGACTCTCTTCGCGCCAGCACAACCAACGCGCACGTGGAAGGCGACGACACGACAGCCGATGCCATCACTGCCACGTCAAGATTAGGGAATTATTCTCAAATCTTTAAAAACGCTGTGGTCATTCCTGACACCGACAACGGCCTGGATAAAGCCGGTCGCGGTAAGGAACTCGCGTATCAGGTAATGAAGATCGCTAAAGAGCAAAAATTGGACATCGAAGCTGCGCTGTTCGACAACAATGCTCGTGTTGCGGGTAACTCCTCAACTGCGCGTGAATTGGCAGGCGTACCTGCTTGGTTGGTCACCAACACGACCAACGAGGTTGGCAACACTGGTGCCGATCCAACTGGTGATGGCACAAACGCTCGGACTGATGACGGAACCCCGGTTGCGTTCTCGCAAACTCGTTTTGACGCGACCATGCAGAACATCTGGAACTCCGGCGGCAAGCCCGACACTGTTTACCTGTCAAGCTGGCAGATGAACTTGGCGCTTGGCTTTACCGGGATGAACAACCAGCGTTCGACTGTGACTGCAACCAAAAGCAGCAACGCGGTTGTCAATTCGTTCGATCTGTACGTCACCCCTTGGGGCAACGTGACGTTCGTACCAACCCGCGAAAACCGTGGCCGTGATGTCTTCATCATGCAGTCCGATATGTGGTGCTGTGCGGTCCTTCGTGGAACGAAAAACACTGCACTTGCCAAAACGGGCGACAGCGAGAAGCGCCAGGTCATCACTGAACTGACGCTGGTTTCGAAGAACGAAAAAGCCTCTGGCGGCGTGTTCGACAACACCACGTCATAATCCAGATCGGGGCGGCTTAACGGTCGCCCCAACTGCAACATTTTGGAGGGCGTACAATGCCATCAAATTACCATCGAACCTACGGACTGACGACCGTCACGGCGGCGACAGTCACAATCAACGCAAGCGCGCACCTTGGTCAGCCGGTTGTTCTCAACCGGGCGGCGGGCTGCGCGGCAACGCTTCCGGCGGCTACCGGATCGGGCAACAGCTACAAATTCATTGGTCTGGCGGACGCCAGCGGCGATCAGTCGGTTGCGGTTGCTTCGGCATCAGACACAATGATGGGCGTGGCCTATCTCGGCAACGACAGCGCAGGCGCATCTTGCTTTTACACAGCGGATACGTCTGACACGATCACCTTGAACGGCACGACCAAAGGCGGTCTGAAGGGCTGGGTTGTGGATGTGACTGACATTGCATCTGGGGTCTGGGCCGTTAATGTCACTTCTGAGGCATCCGGCGCTGAAGCCACACCGTTTAGCGCGGCTGTTTAAAACACCGCTGTGAGCCGCAACGGCGGCTTTCAGCAACACAATCGGAGCGGAACATGAAGAACAGCGATCTAATCAGTGAAAAGTTCATCAACGGCGACGATGATAAATTTCACATCAAAAAGGTTTATGACGCCAAGCCGACCTTGGACGCCGTAGCACAGCTACGCAGCGCCGGAGTGGGCAGCATTGGCGACAGCAAGCACATTGGCCGGGTTCCTGGCTGGATGATTGCTGAGTGGTTAAAAGAGGCGGGTGTGCGGTGGGATGACATCGAGGCCCGCGATGAAGTTGTCAAACGCAAAATGCTCAGTGGCGAGGTTGCTGCGCTCAGAAACTGGACTGGAACCTACTAATGGCCAAAATTAATGACACCAGCACATATCCCGACACAACGCCTGCGATGGGCGATCTTTTGCCCGCCACGGACATCAGCAACACCACAAATGATGCCAACGGCGAGACGGTCAACGTCAGCGTTCAAAGCCTCGTAAACCACACCGAGATAAACGCTCAAACCGGCACAACATATACGCTTGTTCTTGGTG